TTTGATAAAAAAGCCGAGTTTTATGACTCACTTACAAGGGAGGATTTCTAAAATGGGAAATAGAGCAGTTATAACAATTAAAGATGATTACTTAAACAAAGAAGATTGGCCTTCAATTTATCTACATTGGAACGGCGGTTTAGATACAGTTCAACCAATGTTAGATGTCGCCAAAGAGTATGGGGTTAGATGCGAGTCGCAATATGGCACAGCCAGATTGGCTCAACTATTCGCCAATTATTTTGGCGGAACTCTAAGCGTTGGTGTTGGTCCATATAAAGACCAAGATTTGGACAACTACGACAACGGCGTCTATATAATAGGCGATAATTGGCAGATAGTTGAAAGGGAATACAATAGAAATCCTGAACAACAACACCATGATTATGATGAGATGGTTAAGTCTATTAAAAAGATAAATGACCCAATTTTTAAAGAAGAAAAGTCTAACTGACGAGGATTAAATATCCGAAACTAAGCTAATTAAGTTAGCTTAGTCTTAGACAATCAAGTCTAATTAATGAAAGGAAAATATTATGGAAACTTTTACAATAACATTTTTAATAATTTGGGGCGTTATCTTCGCCGCTTGTTTTATAGCTTTGATAGTTCTAGGCATACAGTCTTGCCTTGACTTACCTAGTGATAAATCAGACCAAGCCAGAATAGACGCTTGGGTTGATGCTATGATTAAAATAGGGGAGGAAGACTAATGGGAACTAGATGCAATATAAAAATTGAAACTGGTAATACCACGCTTTGGATTTACAGACATTGGGACGGCTATCCTGCTGAAACAGGTAACGACCTAGCCACAAAGCTGGTGAATGTTAAAAACGCCGATGAGTTTATCTCCAAATTGATTAATGATGATGCCTATGAGGTAACAACCGAACAGCATGGGGATATAGAATATTTATATAAAATTATATTTCCAACATGGAACGGTAGAGATTCAAGCAATGATATGAGCATACAGTTTGAAACCTTAAAAAGGTCTGGCTTTAATAAAGACCGAGATGAGGACACTTTTGAATACCTTGATGACTATTACCGAAATCAATCGGAGCAAGATGGCAAGACCAGAAGGTCCTCTCACGAATATCTAATTGATACCACTAAAAAAGAAATATTAAACAAGCTAGGGTATTACTTTAGAGCGGCCTTAAAAATGCAAATTACAAGCGCCGAGCATCAGCTAAAACAAGACGCTTATTTTCATCAATTATCAGATATAGAGGAGGAAAAAACCAGTCTAGCTGATGAGGTTTAAGTAACCGAAACTAGGGTATTATTTACCCTAGTCCTAGACAATTAAGTCTGACAACATAAAGGAAAATATTATGAATAAAACTGAATATAAAAATATGTGTGATGCTATTGAAAAAATGGTTGAGTTAGAATTGATATTTAACCAATCAACATTTTATGGCGCTATTAAAAACTGGATAAAAGGTGATGATTTTTGCCAAATGTTTAGCCGTCTTTACCCTTTTTATCACGAAACATTATATAGGAATAGGAATAGCCGTGATATTATTAAAGAGTATTTAAACCGTAAAAAAGACCAAGCGGACACTTTTAATATTTATGTTAAAATTGAGGGTGGTTTACAATTAGGTATTATTACTTGTTACAGAACTGGTCAATGGCAATCTGATGATGATTTTGTATTAAACTTTGAGTTAGGTTATGAGGATTTTAATGATAAAGAAAATGTACCTTTTGTTACCTTTGAATCTTATGAAGATTTTAAAGACACTAATCAAATTGACAATTACACGAATCAAGAATAATTTACATACAGGAAAGGTAATATTATGGAAACATTATATCACGGAACAACAACTAAAAACCTTGATGATATTTTAACTAATGGGTTGAAGCCAAGGCATGATAAACAATCTAATTGGCAAGAATTTCCAAGCCGTAAAGATATGATTTATTTAACCGATAGCTATGCACCTCACTTTGCTTTATGTGCCTATGATGTAGCAGAAAGAAAGTTTGACCCAGTTGTCATTGAGGTTAATGTAAAGTTAGATAGATTATATCCTGATGAGGATTATCTTGAACAAAAGGCAAGAATTGACCCTGAATGGAAAGATTCAGTTGAAAAAACAACCATTCAAGAAAGAACTAAGTTTTTTAGAGATGAATTGTTAAACTATAAAAACTTTGCTGAAGATAGTATAAAGTTTTTAGGTAACGCTTGTTATAAAGGCGTTATAAAACCAAAGAACATAAAACGCTATACTGTTTTAGATGCTGAATTAATTATTAACTATTCAGACCCAACCATAACTTTAGAAAATAAATATTACTGCGGTGATTCATACAAGGATATTTGCAGTCATAAAATATGGCAAAAACCATATTCTAAATTTACAATGTCAACAAACAAAAAGGAGATAGCATGACAAAAAAATTAGTTAAAACCTATAAAGGTAAACTTTCAGAGGTTAAAGAAAAAATTGACGCTGAAATGAAAGAGTATAAGGAAAGACAGTTTAAAAAAATTTTAAAAAGAAAAACT